NAATAAAATAGAAATAATAGAAGAAGAAACAAATATTTGTAAATATAATTTGAGAAAGACTTTTTTATTAATAGAAAGAAAAGATATATTATTTTCTATGATGGGTTATTCACTACCAATTCCTGTATTGGATTATTTAATTAAACAATATGGGAATTGAGTATACTATAGGGAATCTTTACGTTTATCGTAATCCGAAATAGGAGATATACAATGGAAGTAAGATTCAAGATAGATGATAAATTTGTGAATAAGCTTGCCCATATACTAGGGTTAAGAAATGCCGGTGATGTCACCCGTGAAGCTTTGACTCTTTTAAATTGGGCGGCAGATGAATTAAAAAATAATCGTATAATTTTATCTGCAACTCCTGATTATAAGGATTTTCATCGGTTAATAATGACTTCTGAAAAAGGAAAACAATCGGAATTAATAATCACATGTCCAAAGTGTGGACATAAAATTGAATTGAAAATAAGAGAGAAGTAGAAATCACCAATCGAGGAGGTTTAAATATATATTATGGGAAGTTATAATATTGCTTGTTCCATTTCAAAAGTAAGTATCGGAGGTGGAACAGATATAGTTTATATTCCTTTAGAAATAGCTAAATATCCATATAAAATTGGCGATGGAAATAATACATTAATATATCCATGGTGTTTTTATTCACCTGTCATACTTCCAATATTTGGGAAATATGATGATTATGGTGGAATAGAAGATATTATTAGGGATAAAAATGTTGAATATATCGAAAATTATTTTGAAACAGACATCCAAAGTATTATTAATATTGATACAAAGGTGAAACCTATATCATCAGGGATGTTTGTACATAGAAAAATATATGATTTTATGATTCATTCTGATGTTGATGAATCTGAAAAATCAAAGAAATTCAGAAATAAATTATATATGAAATATTATGATTTTAAAAAACAATTGACTGATTCACAAAAACGAGTAAAAGAATTAAATAAGTTTATGGGAGAAAAACATAAAAAAATAGATATCTATTCATTCGCTGAAGATTGGGATCTATTTAATTTTCGTGAATATAAAACATTTCAGAAAATATATAGACCATGTATTGTAAATGGTCTATTTCATAATGAATTGGTTGATTTTATTCTGTTTGACATGTCTATGCATTCAATAAATTCATTTTATTTTCCGGCAATGAATGGACATCAGTGTGGAAACTATTTTGCTAGTCGTAATTTGTACAAGATGGCTCTGAAAATAGTCAGTAAAAAAATTAGGGATGATAAAAAAAGTTATGGAAAATTTTATTGGTGGAAATTGAGATGGAAAAGTAAATTTAAAAGAATGATTTGAAAAATTAAAAAGACTAATAATATCTTTAGCTTTAAAGGGATGAGGAGATAAAGATGAAATATATGGATAATAATATTAAAGCGTTTGATTTCAAACATATGAAAGAATTTTGTTTATATCATAATAAAAAATCAGATTTTTTCGAAAAAATTATTTATAAACATAATGAAATTGAATGTATAAGAATAAATGACTGGGGAGATCCGGATTCAATACATTGTCTAATTACATGTTTCTCAATTGTAAAATCAAAGTTTATTCATGATTTCTTGATTGGTATTCATCCACTTGAGGATTTTGAAATCTATATGTATTATAAAGATAAAATTTTAAAAACTATAGCGACAGTAAAGAAAATATCATTCAGAAAAGAGTTAGAAAATATCAGAGAATTAAAAATTACACAAAACTTAAAATCATTTTATGGAATATTCGATGTTCTTTTAAAATTTTATATACCGTTTGACTTTATATTTTGTAAAAAGAAAAATGATTTTGTTAGAGATTATAGATCACCTGAACTTAAACAAAAATTAGAATATCAAGGAATACAATGGTGATCTTGATGATATGGAGATATAAAATCATGCCAAATATTACTGAGCATTTAGGGATTAAATAATATGTCGGATATATTAACTAACAATTATATCCAGTTTAATTGTGATGACCAATTATTAAAATTTTATATTCCTAGATCGGAAGTTGTAAATTTATTTAAATTTAGTATTATGGAACTTGATAACATTAAGATTCGTAGTTTGGTAGCTTCTATAAAAGATGACTCATATTATTCATTACGTGATTCTATACTGGGTAATATTCATGATGTTATTGTGTATTTCAATAAATGTCTATATAAGGCTAGATTAGTTACTGTGTATTTAGAGGTTAGGGAAAAAATTGAAAGTGCAAGTGAATTGTTTTTATTCAGAAAGAGATTTGTAAGATTATTTCAAATGGACTGTACGATCTATTCTCCATTTCTATTGTTATAAAAATAGAAGGGGAGCCAATATTAATTTTATGCTCTCCTTTTATTTTTTTGTCTTTTTTCTGACAATTTGTAATGGGAACAAATAATAAAAGGAGGTGTAGCTAGTTTGCCAAATTCAGCAGAATCCGGAGAAAGATTATTTGCTCCATCTAGAACGTATGATATTAAATTGACGATTAAAGATGTGGATTATTCTAATGATTTAGTATCATGTCAATTAGTATCATCTGTTAATTCTGTATATAATGTGGTGAAATTAGAATTATTTATTGATCCGAATGATCTTTTGGCAGATATTACAGGGGAAGATCCATTAAAATTGGAAATTATTCAGTTGGGTGAAACAGATCCTTCTAGTAGTTACGATAGAATAGATTTGGATTTAATGTATGTTAGATCTGGTTTTGAAATGCCAATGAGAGAAAGTATAGAATTAAATTCCCAAAAAGATAGAACCTCTTTTATAATTTCATGTATTGTCAGAAATGCGTATAAAACAATGACAACTGTCGTTAATGAAATTTACGTAGGAAAAACAATACAGGAAATAATTGAAGATTTGGTTCAGAAGAATACAGATGCTAGTGTAACAATAGAATCGGATGGGTTAAGTACTGAAATTTTAGATCAGGTTTTAATACCACCAACAACATTATCTAATGCATTGAAATATTTAGATAAAACGTTTGGAATATATAAAGGCATTGCAAACTTTCATTGTTCGAATGATAATATTGTTGAGGTTAAAAATTTGACAAAAAAATTAAATATGAAACCAACTTTTATTGTATATCAGCTTGCCATCGATCTCGATAATTCAAAAATAATTGAAGAATCGTCGTCAAAGAGTAATGTATTTTATACATATGACAGTTTGCTAGTTCAATACTCAGCAAACTCAAAAATATCAATTCTATCGAAAAATATAAAGCACATAGTCAAACCATCTGATACTTTATATTATGAAATTGAACAAGATATAGAGGAAATATCAAAGGAATATGGATTAATATATAGTAAAAAAATCCCAGATAAAAGACTTCAATTTGATTCAGTTGTAAATGAGAGAACAAGATATTATACCGATCATACTGGTTATGAAAAAACAGATACATTTGCCATAGCTAATATTGCTAAAGCCACAGCAAATATAACAAATATATCATTTAGAATTGATAGGAATATGAATATTTTATCATTAATCAAAGAAGGGGAATCAGTAAAATTTAATACAGAAATTCAAGAATATATAAGGTTAGCGGGTAAATACATTCTCAAATCAACAGTTTTAAGTTTTGAACGGGCACGAGACTGGGAGGCGGTCGCAATGATATTTTTGATGAGAACAAATAGAGATTCATAAGGAGATATTTGTGTTGACAAAATCTAAGGTCAGAGAATTTTTGAAATGTTCGAATAATTATAAATATTTTAGGAATAATTACTTGATGAGAGATTGCAGTTCCGAGGCATTGACTTTTATTTGTTGGATTCTCCTATGTAAATCGAACAAAACAGTGATATATTTAACCGAATGCTCGAAAAGTGGAGAACAATTAATTAAAACTATTAGTAGATTTTTAGAAAATATGCCTAAATGGATAAAACCAACATTTATTGAGGAAACAAAATCTGGTTTTAAATTGGAAAACAATAATATATTTTATGTTATTTCTTATCCATATAAGAAAATGATACCGTTTGATTATATAATTATTAATAGTTTTTCAACCTTTAATAAACATAAAAAAGATTTGATTCGTCGAATGAGAGGTTCAATTAATAGTCTTAATAGAAGAATTATTTATTTGGTATAGGCTCAAAAGATGGTAGGTAAAAAGAAATTAGCTTTTAAAAAATTAGCTGAGGAACGTGTGAAAGAATGGTTAAAATGTCAGGAAAGTTATTCATATTTTATACCAAATTATATTTATTTGGAACTGCCTGGTGGTGACTCAAAAATTAAACCATATAATAAACAATTGGAATTATTAAAACTTGTCAATAAAAATCATTATACAATTGTAATAAAAAGTAGACAAATTGGAATTAGTACTGATATTCAAGCTTATATATGCTGGCTTGTTGTATTCCATCAAAATGTTGTAGTTGGAATTATTTCAAAGAATGGACCAGCAGCAACAAAATTTTCAAGATTTATAGCTGGATTTATCGATAAATTGCCATCTTGGATGAAACCAAAATTTGAAAAAAGAAACGAACGATCATTTATATTAAAAAATGGTAGTAAAGTGTACAATACACCAGTTGATCCAAAAAACCCGACTAATTGCTTTCGTGGTGAAAGTATTACTTTTTTGGTTTTAGATGAAGCAGCATTTACTCAAAAATTAGAAGAGGCTTGGGGTGGTATGGTGTCTGCTTTGGCAACAAGTCAAAAACATGCCAGAGAAGCAGATGTTCCATATGGTACTATAATTTTATCTACACCAAATAAAACTACTGGTATAGGGAAATTCTTTTATTCAAGATATTTAAAAGCAATCTCTGGAGAAGGAAAGTTTGAACCATTTGATATTCATTGGAAAATGATCCCAGAGTTGGCAAATGATCCAGAATGGTACAAAACTCAATGTGAACTATTTGATAATGATCCAAGAAAAATTCAACAGGAACTTGAACTTAAATTTTTACCAACCGAAGGTTCTTTTTTGGATGAGAAAACAAATGAAGTATTACAGGAAAATACTAAGGATATAAAACCACTTGAAATACAGAAAATATTTAATGGTGAAATCAGAGTTTATCAGCGTCCAATACCCGGAAGATATTATATAATGGGAGCTGATAGTGCTCCTGAAAATGGAAATGATAAGTCAACGATTGTTGTTTTTGATTATATCACAATGGAACAAGTCTGGGAATATCAAGCAAAATGTGCTGTTACTGATGTTTCCCCGGTGAGTGTGACAGTAATTGATGGAGTTTCGGTATCTTCGACTCCGGTCCAGC